AAGACCTAAACTACAAATTTTTAATACGTGTGTTAATGTTATAAAAGAACTTCAAGGGATTCCCCTTTCTAAAAAGAATCCTGAGGATGTGGACACCAATGCACCAGACCATGCGTATGATGCATTAAGATATTTAATTATGAGTAGACCAAGACTTGATGATCCTTTTGATACAATGTTACGAATTAAAAGACAAGCATACAACCCTTCTGATACAGAATTTGGATATTAAATAAATGGCAGAAAAAGAAAACAACACAAATACTTTTTTAGGTGCAGACAGCATCTATGAAGATGTTGAGAATGAACACGGTAAAACATTAAAACTTGAATATGAACAATCTAAAAATCTTGTAGGTTTAATTAAGTCTCGTTTTAATTCGTGTGAAACTGCAAGAAAAGCAGACGAAGCACGTTGGCTAACCTCCTATCAAAACTTTAGAGGTTTATACGGCAAGCGTGTTAGATTTAGAGAAAGTGAAAAATCTAGAGTTTTTATAAAAGTTACAAAGACTAAGACAATAGCTGCTTATGGTCAATTAGTAGATGTCTTATTCGGCTCTGGGCAATTTCCGCTATCGGTTAAAGAAACCAAAATGCCAGAAGGTATAGCAGGAAATGCTCGTGTAACCATGAATACTTCTCCTATGAACATCGAATCCCCACAAGGTCTAGGAGATGTGGAGGTAGAACAAGACGCTGAACCACAGAGTAACCCTTTCGATGTCGGTTACGAAGGCGATGGAAATGTTCTACTGCCCGGAGCTACCTTTAAAGAAGGTGAAAATTTCTTAGGTTCTTTAGCAGATAATTACACAGACCAGCAAGGTAGAGTAGTTCTTGAAGCAGGACTGTCAGCAATTCCACAAGTTGCTGAGATTAGTCCAGCACAAAAAGCTGCACGCAACATGGAAAAATTAATCCATGACCAACTCGAAGAATCCAATGGTGTATCAGAATTAAGAAATGCTTTGTTTGAAGCAGCAATGTTAGGTACAGGTATTATTAAAGGACCATTTAGTTTTAATAAAACATTACATCGTTGGGATAAGAAAGGCGAAGAAAGAGAATATAATCCTATACAAGTAAGAGTTCCGCGTGTAGAGTTTGTAAGCTGTTGGGATTTTTATCCTGATCCAAATGCTACATCAATTGAAGAATGTGATTTTATTATACACAGACATAAGTTTAACAGAAGTCAATTAAGAGGATTAAGAAATCTTCCATACTTTGACAAAGATGCAATTAGAAATACATTAAGTGAAGGACCTAATTACGAAGAAAAGTATTTTGAAAACCAACTTAATGAAGACAATAACTCAGAAGATTACAGTACAGACCGCTACGAAATATTAGAATATTGGGGAATTATGGATGCAGACTACGCACGAGAAGTAGGCATTGATCTTCCAGACTCAATAGACGATTTAGATGAAGTGCAAATCAATGCATGGACTTGTGGTAGTATGTTATTAAGAGCAGTTATTAATCCATTCACTCCACCACAAATTCCATATCACGCATTCCCTTACGAAAGAAATCCATATAGTTTCTTTGGTATTGGAGTACCTGAGAACATGGCAGACTCTCAACAAATTATGAATGGACATGCACGTATGGCTGTTGATAACTTAGCACTTGCAGGTTCATTAGTCTTTGATGTAGACGATTCTGCATTAGTCGGTGGACAGTCTATGGAAATATATCCGGGTAAAATATTTCGCAGACAAGCTGGTATGCCGGGACAAGCCATACACGGATTAAAGTTTCCAAACACAGCACCAGAAAATATGATGATGATCGACAAGTTTAGACAACTTGCAGACGAACAAACAGGAATACCTTCATACTCACACGGACAAACAGGTGTGCAAAGTATGACAAGAACAGCATCAGGCATGTCAATGTTACTAGGTGCTTCAAGTTTAAATATTAAAACGGTTGTTAAGAACATTGATGATTTTCTTTTAAAACCTTTAGGTGAATCATATTTCCATTGGAACATGCAGTTTATAGAAGAAGACTTAGACACTGTTGGAGATTTAGAAATTAATGCAATGGGTACAAGTAGTTTAATGCAGAAAGAAGTGCGAAGTCAACGATTGACTATGTTCTTACAGACTGCACAGAATCCTACAATTGCACCATTTATTAAAGTATCAAAACTAATTAGCGAACTAGCATATACTCTAGACTTAGATCCTGATGAAATACTCAACGATCCTGAAGAGGCTGCTATCGCTGCACAAATAATAGGAATGCAAAATGCTCAACAAGAAACTAGCGCAGAAGATCCGACCGCTAACCAACAACAAGCTGCTATGGGAGGCACTCCTCCAGCACCTAGCCAACCTCAAGAACTCGGAGTTACAGGCACTGGTGGTGGCAACATCGGAACAGGAAATGTACCGCAGTCAGGGGAAGATCAGTTCTCTGGCACGCTTAGAGCAGCTAAAGGATGATATAGAGATAGCTATTAAAGAGGGAGAAAATGTTTAAAAGAAAACAATATAGTGAAGGAAGCGAAGGCACAGCTAAAAGTGGCTATCAACCAACACCTGCAGGAGGAGTCTACATGCCTTCTGTTCAAAATACAGTAGAAGGTGCTAACTATGTAGGATCTTTAATAGGAAGTGCAGCCAGTGCAGTTGCAGAACAACTAGGAAATCCTGCAGTCTTAGCAGCATCACAAGGAGTTACTTCTAATGTGATTCCTAGTACTGTCGATCCAGCAACTCTTCCAGACTATCAAGTTGCTCCTCCTAGACCAGTAGATTACATGACACCGGGAGGTTCTTATGCAATGAACATGCAACGAATATCAAGTGGTGTAGGTGCGCATCCGGGTGGTGCAGGTCGTGGTAAAGGTGCAGGCGGTTCGTTAGGACAAGAATCAAGACAGGCTATGAAAAGAAAAAGATTATCAAAACGAATAGCAAATAGAAAAGCAAAAGGTAAAGATCAAATTCAACTTTCATCGGATGCACCAAAGGTAAGAGATGATTATGATTACGCAGAAGGCGGAAGAGTTGAAAAAGCTTTTGGTGGTCTTATGTCTGCAGTACGTAGAGCTGTAAAGGTTGGCAAGCCTGTTGAGATTAGAAAGGTTATGAATAAGAACTATCAGGAACAGCTTAAGTTAAAAGATAAAATATCAGAAATAGAAATGAAAGCAGACCCTGATGGGTCGTGGCATATGGATGGTGGATTTGACTTTGAGGATTCTTATTATCCTACTATAGCAGAAATAGAAGATAAAATAGAAAACAAGTTAGGAAAAGCTAAACTTAGAAAATATAAAAAATTACAAGATCAGTTAATGCTAACAGAAAATGCAGAATCAGACTTAAATTCTAAAATGAGAACTCTAGGAGAAGAACCTTTTTATTATTCATCTTTTGAAAGAAGAAGACGTGAAAATATTCCTACAGGAAGCCGTAGAGAACAGAAAGAAAATAAAAGATTTTTAAACATGTATGGCGATGATGAGTATGATGCCATGATGTATGACGAGTTTGCAAAACGTGGAACCAGAGAACCATACCAAGAAGGCGGTGCAGCCATGACTAATAAAAACACATGGGCAAAAACACCTATTGAAAAAAGAAAAATGTATCAAGAAGGCGGTAATATGGACTCACAAATGGCAGATATGATGGAAGGTCCAACACACACAATGCCTGATGGTACAGTAATGCCGGGAGCAACTCACGGTGAGTATGAGCAGGGATTAGCAGAAGGAGTATCCGAAGATATGGCACAAGAAGGTATGGTTCCTGATGCACAAATGGAAGAAGATTTTGTAGACTATGTTGTAGAGTCTACATTAGAACCCGAAGACACAATGTATTTACAAGAAGCACTCGAAGCTGATCCAAGATTAAGTGAGATCTTTGATCAAGTAATAGAGACTGCTTCAGAATTTTCTGGTTCTGGACCTGTTGAAGGTCCGGGATCCGAAGTTTCCGATTCGATACCCGCAAGGTTATCGGATGGGGAATTCGTTATAACGTCCAAAGCTACAGAGGAAATTGGTCCTGATAACCTACAAGGTATGATGGAACAAGCCGAAGTGGATGCGGATGTTAGACGAGCAGAAGCCGAAGGCGGTTATATAAATGAAGAAGAAGATACGGCAATGGTTAATCCCATGCAGCGAACTGTAAACCCTACAGAACGTGAAATGAGGAAATTACAATTAGCTGCTAATCCTCGGACTCAGTATAGAACTGTCTACGGTTAAACCGATAGAGCCACTTACTTATAGTAACCCTCTATCAAACTATAACCTTTAGCTACTTTGCAAGTCAAACCCTTATCAAGAAGACGTTCTTGTAATAAGCCACTTTGAAGATAGCGCAAACCCTATAAGGAGAAAACAATGGCAGAAGTTGAAAATACACAGGAAACTGTGGAAGAAACCAACCCCAATCCGTATAATCAAAGGAAACCTTGGCATACGGAAGATGTCATGCCTGAAGAAAGCGAAACTGCAGGAAGTTTATTTGTTGCACCTCAACCTAAAAAGGTAGAAGGCGACCAGCAAACTGAAGAACAACCTGTATCTAAAGATAAAGCTTACTCCAAGCCTGACTATAAAAAAAGATACGATGATCTCAAAAGACATTATGATACAAAACTAAACGAGTTCAGAACTAGAGAACAAGAGTTAGCAGGTAAAGTGCAACAAGCACAGCCTGTGTATGAAGCTCCTAAATCACTAGAAGAATTAGAACAGTTTAAAAATGAATATCCTGATGTTTATGAAGTTGTCGAAAGTGTTGCTCACTTACAGAGTGAAGATAAAATGAAAAGCATAACCGATAAGGTTGCAATCATTGAAGCTCGTGAACAAGAAGTTATGAGACGCGAAGCTGAAAAAGACTTGATGGAAAAACATCCTGACTATTCAGACTTACGTAACAATGATAACTTTCATGTTTGGGCAGAAACTCAACCTGAAGAGATACAGGATTGGATTTATAATAATCCTAATAATGCATCTCTAGCGAGCAAAGCTATTGATCTTTACAAAATGGAAGTAGGTTCTCAACAACAACAAAAGCCGAGTTCACGTAATCAGGCAAAAGCGTCTGAAATGGTGTCTACTAAAACGACAGCCGTTGAAGCGAAAGAGCCTAAAATATGGACTCAAGAAGAAATCTCTGATCTATCTATGGATGAATTTGATCGTTATGAAAAAGAAATTGATCAAGCAATCATTGAAGGTAGAGTAAGAGGATAATATTAACCCTTTAATATAAGAGGAAACTAAAATGGCTTATAATCAATCCGATGCTTTATTCGAGCAATCAACTGATACTAATGGCAACTTTGGTAACTCCGTAAGTGGGCAAAATAATAGCTTCTTCATGCCGAAGGTTTATTCCAAGAAGGTACTTAACTTTTTTAGAAAAGCCTCAGTAGTTGAAGCAATTACAAACACCGATTATTCTGGTGATATATCTGCTTTCGGAGATACAGTCCGAATTATTAAAGAACCTGAGATTACTGTTTATCAGTATGAAAGAGGTGCTGACGTAACGCAAACTAAATTAACAGACCAAGAGCTTACTCTTACTGTTGATATTGCCAACGCTTTTAAATTCATCGTTGATGATATTGAGAAATCAATGTCTCATGTGAACTTTAAAGAAGTTGCTAGTTCGTCTGCTGCTTATGCATTAAAAGATGCATTTGATGCAGGTGTAATTGCAGAAATGTTTGCAGGCGCGTCTACTTCTTCACCTGATCATGTAATCGGTTCAGACAGCTCAACCGCTGATACTTCATTAACTCATGCAACCAACTCTGTTGACTTGCTTGGTTCTGATGGAACTGGTGTTGATGCTGTTGACCTTATGGCTAGAATGGCAAGACTACTAGACGATCAAGATATTCCTGAAGAAGGAAGATGGTTCGTTGCTGGTCCTTCGTTTTACGAAGAACTTGCTAAGTCTAGTTCTAAGTTGATGTCAGTTGACTACAACGCAGGTCAAGGTTCTTTAAGAAATGGATTAGTGTCAAGCGGAAAGCTACGTGGTTTTGATATGTACAAGTCTAATAATATCGCTGCAACATCAAATGCAACTGGTAAAGTTTTGGCAGGTCATATGTCATCTACAGCAACTGCTAACACTATCCTATCAACTGAAGTCATTCGTGACGCAAGTTCGTTTGGAGATCTTGTT